GAAACCCCTCAGGACTGATAACCAAAACACGCTGCCTCATGGCAACGCGTCACAGGTGGCCGGATAGCCCGGAACAGGTGGCCGGATGTTGTCGGAATGGGTGGCCGGATCCTCCGGAATACGCAGCGGATTTGATGACAGTTGTTTTCTGAGCCGTTCTGCTTTCGCCACAGCCTTCTTTTGAGATCACCCCGGGTGCATGCTTCGGTCCGTGGTCAGCGCGATGGCTGCCAACATGATGCTGGTTCAAATGCAATTCCGATGTGCCCATCTCATAGGCGTGCTCGATGTTGGTCGGCAACAGTCCGGAGCACGGCATCATCGGAACCACGTCCCTAGGGGACCTCGAAGGCCTGCAGTCAGGCGCGTGACGGCAGGAAAAGCAATTTTTTAGACCGCATGGGGCACGGCAGTGTCTGATCGAAAGTCTGTGTCATCAACCCACATCCGGTGCAGGATCACCCCGATGCGCCGGGCTAACGCGACCATGGCGCGCTTACCACCTCTGCGGCGGGCGACTTGCGCTGCCCATGTTCTCAGCCAGGTCGAACGCCCGCGGTGCAACATCACGGTCGCAGCCTGACATAGCACGCGACGCAGGTTGACATCACCTGCCTTGGTGATGCCGCCTGAGACATCGCGTTCGCCCGACTGGTTGCGTGATGGTGTCATGCCGACCCACGGGCCAACATTCTTGGAAGATGTGAACCGGGTGGGATCATCGACGGCTGATCTGTAGGTTAGCGCGACAACAGCTCCCACTCCAGGCATCGACATAAGTCGACGACAGACTGGGTCATCCTGAGCCATCTGACGGACAAGGCGTTCCAATCCCGCCAGCTCCTTTCGCAAGGATGCCCGTGCCAAAAGCATAGGGCCTGTCGCGGCCTCCAGCATCGAATTACCGTCCGCCAATTCGCGGATTCGGTGTTCATACCTGCCCCGAGAGATAGCACCAACTTTCAACCCAAAGTTCCGCAACAGCCCACGCATAGACATTTCTAGGGCGATCATATCTTGCTGGATGGCCTTTCGGGCACCGAGCACGGCACGAACTTCTTGCGCCGAGACGGATTTGCAGTGAACGGGCCGGAACCAGCCAAGGTGAAGGAGGCGCGCAATGCCCTCGGCATCCCGCCGGTCCGTCTTGATTGGCATCGCCTTCAGGGCGCCTTTTACCTGGCGGGTTTCCATCAGGACGACTTCAAGCCCTGCAACGCTCATTGCGCGATGTAACCATTGAGACAATGGGCCAGCCTCGAGCCCAATGGCGGCAATAGTGCCGTCCTGTTCGCGGGCCCAACGCACCAATTCTTCAGGTTCACTGGCGACCTGCGCTTCTTTCACGATCTTGCCATGCTCGCTGATCACGCAAATTGCGGTCTTTGCCAGCGATACATCCAACCCAACAAACAGTCTCATCCTGTAGCCCTCCATGTGGATCCAATACGGGATGGTCGACAAATTGCCCCTGATCTTGCAAGCGGTAACAGGCAGTGTGCAACGCAGGCCCCGTTACGGCATCTCATTGATTTTCAAAGCCAGAATAGGACGGTTGCGGCGAGTGCGATGGCTGAGAGGAAGACCTTGGGGCATCTGTCGTAGCGTGTTGCCACCCGTCGCCAGTCCTTCAGCCGCCCGAACATGATCTCGATCCTGTTGCGACATTTATAGCGGCGCTTGTCGTATTTGACGGGCTTTGTGCGGGACTTCCGGCCAGGGATACATGCCTTTATGTCCTTGTTTTCCAAGCCTTCACGGAACCAGTCGGCATCATAACCCCGGTCCGCCAGAAGCCATTGAGCCGATGGAAGGCTGCTCAGCAATGCCGCAGCACCAGTATAATCGCTGATCTCGCCGGCGCTCATGAAGAAGCGGATAGGGCGACCGTTCTCATCAGTGACAGCATGCAATTTAGTGTTCCTGCCACCCTTGGTTCGGCCAATCAGACGACCGCGCCCCCTTTTTTCAACCCAAGGCTTGAAGCCGTGCGATGCGCTTTGAGATAGGTCGCGTCGATCATAACCGTCTTTGGTGTGGCGGCTTCGGAAGCCAAAGCGACCATCATTCGGGCGAATACGCCCATGTCACCCCACCGCTTCCAACGGTTGTAGCGGGTTTTGGCTGGGCCATATTCCTTCGGGGCATCACACCAGCGCAAGCCATTGCGATTGATGAATATAATTCCGCTCAGAACGCGCCTGTCATCCACGCGCGGCTTGCCATGGATCTTCGGAAAGAACGGCCGGAGCCGCGCCATTTGGTCTTCGTTCAGCCAGTAAAGATTGCTCATAGCGCCCCCCAAAATTTGGGAGCTTGAATCATGCAAGCATGGCGGCCTCAAGCCGATTAATGGTAAGCGATGGGGTGGACGCCCCGCCGCTTACGCAGAACTTCGCACTCTCTTGCTTCCGCAGTGCTTCCGGGCCTGCCGGTTCGCAAAAGCCTCCCGCAAGGAAGTCTGTTAAGTATTTGTTTTATTTCGGTAATTTGGTTGCGGGAGTAGGATTTGAACCTACGACCTTCAGGTTATGAGGGTCAGCCCTGCGTCGGAAATAACCACGTTATTTCCGTATCTTAGCTGTATCTTAAGGGCGCAACGTCGGCGTCGTGTCGCACGGAACAGCCGCAAACCATTGGAAGGAAATGGTAATCACCAAAGTTCTACGATTTCTTGGTTTGAAGGGAAGCTTGGCAGTCTGGCTTTGCCGACACCTACGATCAACAGATCGTTTTCGTAATGCACCGCCACTTTCTCAAGGGCATCTTCCTCAGATGACGCATGCACGGCCACACGCTTTGCAGGCTCGCGGTCTTCGCGGTTTGAATATACGTCAACGATCCAATAGTCTGTCATGGCACTCACATTAATTTTTGGTCACCCTAGCAGCTTCGCCTCGACCATTGCCATGGCTTTCTGGTGATCTGGCGAAGGGAACAGATGCCCGTAGCGCTCCATGGTCATCTGGATCGAGGAATGGCCCGCGAAGGTCATTATCTCCTTGATCGAGAACCTCTGCTCGATCCACAACGACACGGCGAAGTGGCGCAGGTCGTGCCAGCGCATCGTCACCTCGACCTTTTCCTGCAGCTTGCGGAACCGGTCCTGCGTGCGAGTATGCTGCAGGATCCCGCCCTGCGGCGCGGGGAACGCCAGACCCATCTCGCTTTTCGGGCAACGCAGTTTCCAGCGGCGCAGGGCGTTCAGCACCATCGGCCCTGCGGGGATATCACGGAACCCTGCCCGCGATTTTGGCTCGCCCATCTGATTGTAGGCGTCGGCCCGCTGGCGGATGTAGATGAAGCCTTTGTCGAAATCGACGTCCTGCCAGCGCAGACCCCGCAGTTCGGATGCACGTAACCCGCCCAGCGCCGAGACGATCAGATGCGGTTTGAAATCCTCGTCGGCGGCCTCGATCAGTGCGCGAATTGCCTCCTTCGACGGTACCGGGGCCTTGTGCTCGATCCGGCTAGATTTGATCACCCGAACGCCATGGGCGGCATTAGTGAACAACTGGCCGTTGTCGATGGCATGGTCGAGGGCCAGCTTCAGCACGGAAATCGCGCGGCGGGTCAGGTGTTCGGACCGACCATTCAGCAGCAGCCTGTCGCGGAGTTCGTTGACATGGCGGCGGGTCAGTTGGGCGATCAGCTTGTCCCCGACTCCGACCACTGGCGCGTTCAGATGCAGCCTAACATAGTCGCTATAGCCGCGCAGGGTAGACCGCTCCATCCGCCGCCCCGTCTTGCAGCGCACCTCGCAATGGTCGAGCCAGCTTTTCGCGGCCTCGGCCACGGTCGTGCTGTCGCTGTCAGCCAGATAGGTGTGGTTGGCGACCAGCGAGCGGACCTTGACCAGATAGATATCCGCATCCTTGCGGCGCGGGAACAGCTTGGACCGGCGCTTGCCAGCCTGGTCAGTGAAATCCACCTGCCAGCGCACCAGCCCCGACGGTAGCGTCCGTTTACGAATGGTTGCCATCTTAACCTCACTCCTTTTTGCGGAACCAGATACCCATGAGAAGCCCGGCGTTTACCAATCATTCCCACTAGTATTGACAGTACGTTAGATGCCATATACCCATACAACAAACGTACTGTCAAAGGATAGTGAAATGGCACAAGACTTTACCATCCAGAAGCTGGCCGACGCCTTCAATATTGGCCGTTACCAAATCGACGCCTGGATTTCGCGAGGCTATCTTGTTCCGCAAAACGACTGCGAACGCGGTAAAGCCCGGATTTTCACCATGCGGGATGCCATCGCCCTTGGTGTCATCGCGAATTTCGCCCGTCTTGGGTTTGAACCCGCGCGCGTCGCTCCACACATCACCAATCTCCACGGCGTTGCCGACGGTGACGCCCTGCTGGTGATTTACGAAGGTCCGATCCGGCTTTCGTCGCAAGACGATGCAGCCTTTATGGACTCCGACATTCCCGCTCCTGCATCAAAAATCATCTCGCCCCAACGCTTGCCGGAGCTTGCGACAGATCCGGAGGTTCGCTCCTTTGCGGTCGTGAACCTGAACGACATCGAGCGACGGGTTACAAAAGCCCTCGGCAGCGACTGACCCCCAGTCTTAACGGAGACAGCCATGAACATTCAAACGCAGGTCACCCCTGCGACCGCAGACGCTTGCCCATCGCTTGCCGACGACCTCCTGCACGGTGCGGAAGCCATCGCCGTCTTTGTCTTCGGCAACGTGCGCCATCGACGCAAGGTCTATTATTACGCCAGTGACGCCAAGGTGCGGATGCCAGTGTTTCGCATCGGCAATGTCATCTGCGCCCGCAAAAGCAAGCTGATCGAGTGGATCGAGGCGCAGGAGCGTGGTCTTTGATCAGCAACCCAACCTCGGTCGCCGACTTGGCCGCGCGCGTCAACAATCGGGTGGCCGATCTGGCGCAGACGCTGCTGGGCGACCCAAACCTCGGACACACGACGAAATCCCAGTTGCGTTACGGCAGCAAGGGCAGCCTCGCGGTTGAAATTGCAGGCCCACGCGCTGGGCGTTGGTATGACCACGAGGCGGGGATCGGTGGCGATGGGCTGGAGCTGATCAAGCACCACAAGGGCTTGCCAGATGCAGAGGCCCGGCGCTGGGCGCGGGATTGGCTCGGCGACATTCAACACCGGCCTGCCCCATCAACAACGCTGGCACCAAGGACCGTGGACCGCAAGACATCCGTGGCCGAGATCGTCGCGAGTTCCAAGGGGATCGAGGCGAGTCCCGCTGAGGCATATCTGCGCAACCGCAGCATCACCGTAATCCCACCAGCCGGTATCAGGTTCCGCCGTTTTGCCGCTGGCCAGTATGGCGCGCTGGTCGCCCTTGCCACGGACGAGGCCGGAGACGTGCTCGCTGTTCAGCAGGTTTATCTCACCGACGATGGCCGAAAGGCTCCAGTGGATGTCGTGAAGCGCACCAACAAGGCTGTGGATGGGTGGTCTGATCGCGCTGCCGTCCGCTTGCCGGGGATCGAGCCGCTGATCCTGTGCGAAGGCGTCGAGAACGCACTGTCCATCTGGCAAGCCACAGGGCAGGAAACATGGGCCTGCCTTGGCATTTCCAATATTGCGCGCGCGCCGGTCCCCGCAGGAAAACCTGTCATGATCGCTGGCGACGGTGACGCGTTGGATAGCAAGGCCAACCATCAGCGCCAAAGTGCAATCACCGCGCTTCGCGTAAGGGGCCATGACGTGGGGGTCGCGGATCCGCCAGCAGGCTCGGATTTCAACGATGTGTTGCGCGCAGGCGGAGAGGAGGCCGTCCGCGACCTGATCCAACGATCCATCCCCGCAGCCGCGATTTCCACCGACTGGCGCGGCCATCTCTTGGTCAACCGGGATGGCGAGCCCCGGCCCGTTCTCGCAAACGCCATTTTGGCGCTGCGGACTGCGCCGGAATGGAAGGGCGTCCTCTGGCATGATGAATTCGCGTCCACCACTGTCGCACGCAATCCGCCGCCTTGGCAACCCAAACAGCGCGTATGGCAAGGGACTGAATGGTCCGACCGCTATGACTTGCTGGTGGCGGACTGGCTTCAGCATCAGGGTATCCTGGTGCCAGCTTCTATCGCAGGCCAGGCGGTCGAGGCGGTGGCGCACGACCGCCTGTTCCATCCCGTCAGAGAATATCTCGACGCCCTTCGTTGGGACGGCGTAGCACGGATCGACGGTTGGCTTTCGACCTATCTCGGGGCGGCGGACATCGCATACGCCCGTGTGGTCGGCCCACGCTGGTTGATTTCAGCTGTGGCGCGCATCTATCGCCCCGGCGCGAAGGTAGACTGCGCCCTGATCCTTGAAGGCCCTCAAGGCATCAAGAAGTCATCCGCCCTGCAAATCATGGGCCACCCATGGTTCGCCGACCGTTTGTCCGACCTCAGCAGCAAGGATGCTGCCATGGAGACAAGAAGCGTCTGGATCATCGAAATCGCAGAACTTGACTCGATGACGCGCGCCGAGGTCGGCACCATCAAGGCCTTCATCAGCCGAACCACTGATCGCTTTCGCCCTCCCTATGGCAAGCGGCTTGTGGAGTTGCCACGCCAGTGTGTGTTCGCAGGCAGCGTTAATCCCGAAGGCGGATATCTCAAAGACGCCACCGGCGGCCGCCGGTTCTGGCCCGTCGCCTGCGGCGCCATCGACATCGCTGCTGTGGAGCGAGACCGCGACCAGTTGTGGGCAGAGGCCTGTGTGCGGTTTCGCGCTGGCGATCCTTGGTGGCTGGATGATCAAAACCTCGAAGCCTTGGCCGCCGAGCAGCAGGCAGACCGCTATCAGGGCGATGCCTGGGACGATCCCATCCGCCGCTATCTCGAAATCGCCACAGGACAGCAGGATGGCGTGTCCGTGGCAGAGGTCCTTGAAAAGGCGCTGGGCATGGAAAAGGGGCGCTGGAAGCAGGCAGATCAGAACCGGGTCGTGCGTACCCTGACCAGCATGGGATTCCGGCAGTTCCGCGCTCGCATTGGTGGCCACGGCAATGACGCCCAGCGCGAACGTCGGTATCGGCGCGACAGCCTCGACAAGGAGCAGGTGGCATGAGCGGGTCCGGGTCTGTCAGTTTTGGGTCCGGGTTGGGTCCGAGTCTGCACATCTCAAATAACCCAACAAAATCAATGCTGGGTCCGGGTGGGTCCGGGTGGTCCGGGTCTTTTCCAGAAACCTTTTCAGGATGGGGAAACCGCGCGCTCTATTAACTGGCCGCCTTCCCCCCCGCCCCCCCCCGCACCACCCGGACCCACCCAACAATTTCAACGGGTTGCAGCGCACACAAACCCGGACCCAACCCGGACCCACGGTTGCGTTCGCGCGGCGACGCCACGATGCACGGGCACGTCAAGCCAGACAGTTTGGCAAGGGTCGGGAAAGCGGTGGTTCCTTTTGGGCCGATTTGTATGCGGGGGAGCGCAGCGCATGACCCCTCCAGCGTCAGGGGGCAGAATTGACTAAACTAAACACCTCAGAGAGCAAGACCGCCTTCGCCACACGCGTCGGTTTGACCAAGGGCCGCATTTCGCAACTGCTGGCCGAGGGTCTGCCGGTGCGCGCTGATGGTCAGATCGACGTGGCGCTGGGCTTGGCATGGATCGAGGACAATCTTGATCCCTCCCGCCGCAACAAAGGTGGGACTGTCGCTCCTGCTCGCAGCGGCATCACGCTGGCCGAAGCCAAACGCCTGCATGAAATCGTAAAGGTGCAGCGCGCCAAGTTGGCCTTTGAACGAGAGCAGGGTCAATTGATCGAAACCGCTGCCGCCACCCGCACGGTGTTTGCCCGCGCCCGGGCCGAACGCGACGCGCACATGGCATGGGTACAGCGCACCGCTCCTCTGCTGGCCGCTGAGGTCGGAGCCGATCCGCGCGCAACCTTTGCAGCACTCGACCGGATGATGCGCGAGCATCTCGAATATCTGGCCGACATGCCCTTGGGGAGTTTCGGCGATGGTGCCTGAGATTGATCTCGCCTGGCGGCGTGGCATCCGGCCCGAACCGCCGATCCCGGTGTCGGACTGGGCCGACCGCAACCGCATCCTGCCACCCACGTCAGCAGAACCGGGGCGCTGGCGCACCGACCGCACGCCCTATCTGCGGGCGGTGATGGACGCTCTGTCCACCTCCAGCCCGTATGAACGGGTCGTGCTGATGAAGGGCGCGCAGACCGGTGGGTCAGAAGCCGGGCTGAACTGGCTGGGCTACATCATCCAGAACGCCCCTGGCATCGCCATGCTGGTCATGCCGTCGCTCGACATGGTGCGCCGAAATACGACCGTGCGGATCGACCCTCTGATTGAAGCCACGCCTGCTCTGCGCGATCTGGTCTCTGCGCCCCGGTCGCGCGATGCCGGGAACAGCCTGTTCCGCAAATCCTTCCCCGGCGGCCAGCTGGTGATGACCGGCGCCAATTCAGCTGTCGGCCTGCGCTCGACGCCGGTGCGCTATCTGTTCCTCGATGAGGTGGACGGCTATCCCGGCGATGCCGATGGCGAAGGCGACCCGGTCGATCTAGCGATCCAGCGCACCACCACCTTCCGGGGGCGGCGCAAGATTTACATGGTGTCCACACCCACCCTGAAGGGCCATTCCCGGATAGAGGCTGCGTTCGAGGACAGCGACCGTCGCTATTTCCACGTCCCCTGCCAGCATTGCGGCGACATGGCTCCGATCACTTGGGCGCGCATCCGATGGCCCGAGGGGCAACGCGACGCCGCCTATATGATCTGCGATGCCTGTGGAGGCGTGCATCACGAACACGAAAAACCTCGGCTTCTGGTCGCTGGCGAATGGCGTCCGACATCGCTGGGCGATGGCCGCACGGCAGGGTTCCACCTGTCGTCGCTGTATTCGCCGTGGGAAACATGGGCCGAAATTGCAATGGATCATGCGCGCGTCGCCAAGGACCCGGCCCGCCTGCAGGTCTGGGTCAACACCAAGCTGGGCGAGTCGTGGGAGGACCAGGCGGGCGATACCGTTCCCGCCGATCCGCTTATGGCTCGGCGGGAGGATTGGGGCCAAGACCTCGCCCCCGGCGTGGCCGTGCTGACGGCTGGCGTGGATGTGCAGGGCGACCGGCTCGAGGTGCAGGTTGTCGGCTGGGGCCGCGATGAGGAGGCATGGGTGATCGATTACCGCGTCCTCTGGGGCGATCCTTCCGGCCCGCGCCTCTGGTCTGATCTGGATAGCGTGCTAAACGGCACCTATGGCGAATTGCCCGTGCGCGCCGTCGCCGTGGACACCGGCGGCCATCACACCAAGATGGCCTACGAGTTCTGTCGCACCCGCCTTGCCCGGCGCATCTGGGCGATCAAGGGCCGTGGTGGCCCTGGCATTCCCGTCTGGCCACGCCGCCCGACGCGGACGAACAAAGGCAAAATCCCCCTGTTCATCGTCGGCGTCGATTCCGTGAAGGACTCCGTCTACGCCCGCCTGAAGCTGACCGAACCCGGCCCCGGCGCGATCCACTTCCCCCGCCGACTCGACGCTGACTATTTCCGCCAGTTGACTGCCGAACGCGTCGTCACCCGCTTCGAGAAGGGCCGCCCGATCCGCTCCTGGCAGCCAAAGCGCGACGGCGAACGCAATGAGGCGCTGGACACCTTCGTCTACGCCCACGCCGCACTGCATGGGTTGATCAGCATGGGGATGCGATTGAACGAGGAGGCGGAGGGTATGCAGAATCAGCCAAGCTCGACAATGACCGCAACGGGAGTGACGATCAAATCCAAATGGCTGACGCGATAAGACTAGCCACCACATGTTGTGCTCACATTGACATTGGCATTCGACATGTCGACAATGTCACGAACACGGGAGGCAGCTATGCCAGAACAGAGTTCAACACCTCGCAAGATCATTGGGTTTTCTATGCACCCTACCCTTGCGGTCGAAGTAAAAGAAGAGGCCGCCCGAAGGGGCATATCATTGCGCAAGCTCTTTGAAGAAATGTGGGAACTTTACAAAATGAACCAAAAAACCTAATGGCCGTCAACCTAGACAAACCGCTGAATTGGAAGGCTGACATCGCGCGGTCAGTCGATATGTATAACAAATGGTTCATGGAGTTTGCGCCCAAAGCTTTCCGGGATACCCGCATTGAGGCGACGAAAAACGTTGAATCTGCCCTAGCGAATACCGCGAATCTGACGGATGTGCGGCCCGACATACTCAAGAAGTGGCCGGGCGTTCTGCCAACCCTCCGCATGTCAACTTGCCCGCCTTTGGCTGTTGATCGACTCATCGGGCTTGCCGGTGTATCGACCAATCTTGTGAAAAGCTTAGAACAGGACAAACTTCCGGCTAGGATGGATCGCGCTTTACTCGATACTGAGCTTTCCATGATCGGCGACATTATCGAGAAGATGGCAGACCCTGATATTTTTGTCTGGATCAAACGCGATGAACCCGCCACGGAAGTTGAAATACACCGAGCTGCAACCATCGTTGCGGACAGGCTCTGTGGCAGCGTTGCCAACCCGATCATCCGGAATGCTCAAGAGCGGCGGCAACTTGCATACATCGCACATTGGCTTGAGGCACGAGGATACAAGACGCTTCCAGATGGCTTTAACGGCAACTTCCGCAACATGCCCCCCGGCACTTACTCATTCCGCATGAATGTGCCCGTTGGCGGAGACAACGGCAACAACACGATCAACATGCCGGTAGATGCCGTTATCATGCGCCAAACTGCCAAAGACGGGGATTTTCCGCTTTTAGTCGAGGCGAAATCGGCAGGCGATTTTACCAACACTAACAAGCGTCGAAAGGAAGAAGCCCAGAAAGTTAACCAACTGCGCCACACCTACGGACAGGACATTCAATTCATTCTGTTCCTGTGCGGATACTTCGATGGCGGGTATCTCGGCTATGAAGCCGCCGAGGGCATCGATTGGGTGTGGGAGCACCGCATCGACGATTTGGAGGAGTTCGATCTATGATCTCTGACCAAGACATTGAAGCTAAACGCCTCTTGGTACAGGCCCAGTTGGACAGCGAGAAATCTGCTGAAGAGCGCAACCGCATGGGCCAGTTCGCGACGCCAACAGCACTCGCACAAGAAATTCTGGCTCATGGGATCCGGTTACTGCCGGATAACCAGCAGATCCGGTTCCTAGATCCAGGCTTCGGCACCGGCTCTTTCTATTCCGCCCTGCGTAGGATCACACCTCAAGATCGAATCAAGAGCGCCACAGGGTATGAAATTGATCGGCACTATGGAAACCCAGCCCGCGACATATGGAGAGATGCACGTCTCGATATCCGTCTCGAAGACTTTACTCTGGCCAAACCGGACTCGCCGGGGGCAAACCTGCTTATCTGTAATCCACCTTATGTTCGCCATCACCATTTGGATGCTGCACAAAAAGCTGAACTGCAGCGCGAGACCGAAAGCGCTTGCGGCGTGAAAATCAACGGCCTGTCCGGCCTTTACTGCTATTTCATGGGGTTGTCGCACGCCTGGATGGCCGAGGACGGCATCGCTGGGTGGCTGATACCGAGCGAGTTCATGGGCGTGAATTATGGCCGGATGATTAAACGTTATCTGCTTGAGAAGGTCACGCTTCTGCAAATCCACCGATACGACCCTCAAGACGTACAGTTTGAGGATGCACTCGTTTCCTCAGCCGTGGTCTGGATCAAGAACACTCCGCCACCTAAAGATCACGATGTCACTTTTTCCTTTGGCGGCACACTCTCGGCGCCCGCAATTACGCGTGATGTTCCCGCCGCAGAACTTGCCGACGAAAAAAAATGGACACGCTACCCACAGGCGAGCGAAGCCACACCGAAGGCTGGAATTACCCTCGGTGACCTATTCGACATAAAGCGCGGTCTGGCGACCGGCGACAACAGCTTCTTCATCATGGATCGCGCGCAGATCAAAGCAAATGGACTGCCGATGGAGTGCTTCCGTCCGGTCCTGCCAGGATCGCGCCATATCCCAGAGAACGAGATTTTGGCCGATGAAGACGGCTTGCCATTGCTTGAGAAGCAACTCTTTCTTCTCGATACCGATCTTCCGGAAGACGATATTTCTCGGCTCTATCCTGACCTTAAGGCCTATTTGGATTCTGGCAAAAAGGGCGAAAAGCCCGTAGCCGAAGGGTATCTTTGCCGATCACGGAAGTCATGGTATTCGCAGGAGCGTCGGCCCGCGGCACCGATTATTTGCACCTACATGGGCAGGGGGCGGCCAGGTAAAAAGCCATTCCGCTTTATCTTGAACCATTCTAATGCGACAGCCTGCAATGTTTTCTTGATGCTTTACCCCAAGCCCATATTGCTTGCGGAAGTTGTAAAGAGGCCGGATATCATACGAATTGCCTGGGATTTTTTGAATTCTATCAATTCAGAAGAACTTCTCGGGCACGGTCGCGTCTATGGTGGGGGACTTCACAAACTGGAGCCCATGGAACTGCGAGGGTTCCCAGCACAAGACCTGATGAGTTTGCTCGGCTTGAAGGTTGCCTCACCAAATCATGAGAATTCGTTCAATCGACAGGTAGCCTGAACATTCGCGGACCTAGCCTCCCTCATAAGCCATTCCCAAAGATTCCCAATAGCTTTCTATAACCCCGTCATGCGAATCTCCCCGCATGCGCCATCTGTTCCACCGCCTGTTCGGCCGCCCCGGCACCCGTGCGTTTGACGCTGCGGGTGGTGGGCGGCGTTGGGAGGGTCAGCGCACTGTCGATGGGCTGAACACGGCAATCCTGTCGGGGGCGTCAACGGCGGCGCGTCGGGCCGGTTGGTATGCAAGGAACAATCCATGGGTGTCGGCGGCGGTCGACAGCTTGGTAGGCAATGTCGTCGGTGCGGGGATCAAGCCGCAATCCACCCATCCCGACCGGGCCGTGCGCGAACGGCTGCAGGTGCTCTGGCTGCGCTGGACCGATCATGCCGATCCGGGCGGGCTGGCCGACTTCTACGGGCTGCAGGCCATGGCGGTGCGAGCGATGGTTGAGGGCGGCGAGAGTTTTGCTCGGTTGCGGGTCGTTGCCGATGCCACGTCTGTTCCACTGCACATTGACCTGCTGGACCGGGACCAAGTGCCGCTCGACCTGCACCGCGACATCGGTGGTGGCGCGCGCATCCGGGCGGGGATCGAATTCAACGGCACTGGGCAGCGCACCGCCTATTGGGTGATGCGGGACCGGCCAGACGATCCACTGACTTCCCTGCGGCTGGAACCGCTGCGCATCCCCGCCACCGATTGCCTGCACCTGTTCAAGCCCTTGTCTGCTGGACAGTTGCGTGGGATCACCTGGCTGGCCCCGGTGCTGTTGCGCCTGCATGAGTTGGACCAGTTCGAGGATGCCGCACTGGTGAAGGCCAAGGTGGCGGCGCTGTTCACCGGCTTCATCACCGACCCGGATGGCACGGCGGGCGGGCTGACCGGCACCAACAACAACGGCGCGCTGACGGTCGGCATGGAACCCGGCAGCCTGATCCCTCTGCCCCCTGGCACCGACATCCGCTTTTCCAATCCGACCGAGAGTGACGCCTACGGCCCCTTCGTCAAGAACCACCTACGTGCAGTCGCAGCCGGGATGGGCCTGCCCTACGAACTGGTGTCGGGCGATCTGGAGGGCGTGACCTATTCTTCCATCCGCGCTGGGCTGATCGAGTTTCGCCGCCGGGTGGAGCAGTTGCAGCACAACGTCGTCGTTCATCTGTTCTGCCGCCCGGTCTGGGAACGCTTCGTGCGGCTGGCGGTATTGTCTGGCGATCTACCCGCCCGCGATTTCGACCGCGACCCTGCGGCGTATCTCGCCTGCGAATGGCTACCGCCCAAGTTCGATTATGTCGATCCCAAGAAGGATGTGGAAGCCGAGATCCTCGCGATCAACGCAGGCCTCAAGAGCCGCAGGCAGGCAATTTCCGAACGAGGCTACGACGCCGAACAGGTCGATGCCGAGATTGCCGCCGACAAGGCACGCACCGATGCACTGGGCCTGAGCTTCAGTGCACCACCTGTTGCCAAGGAGGACCTCCCCAGTGAATGATACCATCGCCCTGCTGACCCGTCGCGCCGACCTGGCCCCGACCAGCGCCAACCCTGATGCCCGCACCGTCGAGGTGATCTGGTCCACCGGGGCACCTGTACGTCGCCGCGACATGGCGGGCCAATACATCGAACGCCTCAGCCTTGCGCCCGAAGCGGTGGACCTGTCGCGCCTGCAAGGGGCCAGCGTGCTGGATGCCCACCGTCAATCCGCCGTGCGTGATGTGCTGGGCAGCGTGCAATCCGCCGCCGTCGATGGCCAGCGCGGCACAGCGCTGATCCGGTTCTCGGCCCGACAAGAGGTGGAACCGCTCTGGCAGGACGTTCTGTCGGGCATCCTGCGGCATGTCTCGGTCGGCTATTCGGTCGAGGAATGGGCCGAGACGACCGAGAACGGCGTACGGGTGCTGACCGCCGTGCGGTGGACGCCCCACGAGATTTCTCTTGTCCCCACCCCGGCTGACCCGGGTGCCCGCATCCGCATGGAGACCAATATGCCCGACACGACCATCACCACCACTCCGCCCGAGGCGCAGAATCGCGCCACGATCAACACGGAAATCCGCTCCATCGCCCGTATCGCCGGACTGGACCAGTCTTGGGTCGACGGCCAGATCGACGCCGCCGCTGATGCTGATACCGCCCGCCGTGCCGCATTCGAGGCGCTGGCCAGGCGCAGTGCGCCCACGATCCGCGCCGAACAGGTGCGCGTCGAGATGGGCGAGAGCCAAGACGACCCGGCCCTGCGCGCCCGCCAGATGGGCGAGGCGCTTTACGCACGGATCAATCCACGCCACGAGCTATCCGAACCAGCGCGCCGCTACGCTTATGCCACGCCGGTCGATATGGCCAAGGAACTGCTGACCCTGCGCGGCGAGTCCACCATGGCCTTGTCGCCCGCCAGCTTGGTCACCCGCGCCCTGCACACGACGTCCGACTTCCCAATCATCCTCGGCAACGCCGTGGGCCGGGTGCTGCGCGATGCCTACCAAGCCGCCCCCTCCGGAATCCGCCGTCTTGGCCGCCAAACCTCGGCCCGGGATTTCCGCTCGGTGAACAAGATCATGCTGGGCGAGGCTCCGCTCTTGGAAAAGCTGAACGAGCACGGCGAGATCAAGGCCGGGACCATGGCCGAGGCGCGAGAGGCCTACAAAATCGAGACCTGGGCCAAGAAGATCGGCATTACCCGGCAAGTGCTGGTGAACGATGACCTCGGAGCCTTCTCGGACCTCGCGCGCCGCATGGGCCAGGGGGCCGCCGAGACCGAGGCCCGGATCCTCGTCACCCTGCTGGAGGCGAACAGCGGCAACGGCCCGACGCTGTCGGACACCAAGGCACTGTTCCATGTCGATCACGGCAACAAGACAGCGAGCGGCGCGGTGATCTCCGATGCCACCCTGTCCGCCGCCCGGCTGGCGCTGCGCACCCAGAAGGGCATCGATGGCCGTATCATCCGGGTGACGCCGAAGAACCTTCTGGTCCCGCCCGCTCTGGAAACCGTGGCCGAGAAGTGGCTGGCAACCATCGCACCCGCCACAGCCGCCGACGTGAACCCCTTCTCGGGCGCAATGTCGCTGGTGGTGGAACCGCGCCTCTCCAGCGCCACCCGCTGGTATGTCACCGCAGATCCCGGTGAGATCGACGGTTTGGAGTTTGCCTACCTCTCGGGCAACGAAGGCCCGCAGGTGGAAAGCCGCTCCGGCTGGGACGTTGACGGCGTAGAAATCCGGGTGATCCTGGACTTCGGCGCAGGCTTCATCGACCACCGTGGCTGGTTCCAGAACGCCGGGGTGTGACGTGGCTGACCTAGCCCAACTCACCGCCTGGCGCGACGCCCTGATGGCCGCGCGTTATCAGGGCATCCGCGTCGTCGAATACGACGGCAAGCGGGTGACATATGCCAGCGACGCCGAGATGGCAGCCGCGCTGGGCGACCTCAACCGACAGATCACCAGCACCACGGCGCGCATCACCGTGGTCCGCATCCAATCATCGAAAGGGCTCTGACCATGAAGACCTACATCCAGAACGGCGACCTCATCACCGTGCCCGCTCCCGCAGGCGGCATCGCCTCTGGCGAGGGGATGATCGTCGGCAACATTTTCGGAATCGCCGCCTATGCGGCCGCCGTGGGCGATCCGCTCGAACTGGCAGCGACGGGCGTCTATCAGCTGCCGAAGGCCACCGCCGCCGTGCTGACGGTCGGCGCGCGGGTCGCTTGGGACAATACGGCAAAAAACATCAACGTGCCGGGCACCGGGCGCTTCCCGGTAGGCATCGCGACGGAGGCTGCCGGGAACGGCATCACCAGTGTCGTCGTGCGGCTGGATGGCGTGGGGACGGTGGCAGCGTAACGTTCA